CAAAAGTGTTTATCAGCTGAGTTTCAGTAGAAATGTCAATTGCTTCATCAACAGGTCCTATTTCAAAAGGACCAGCAATAGCACCAATATTATCTAATACATTCTCTGCTCTCCCAACTGTTAAATCAACCTCCCTGACTAATACGCCTGGAGATAATTGAGGAGTCGCCATGTTTTTCTCCGTAGTCTCTGTTTATCTAAAAAATATTTATTGTTTATGACATTTACAGTGGGGAAACATCGCATGAACTACCAGTCTGGATATGTCCAATCTAAAAAAGGATTTATTTTTTTTCTATTTTTTAATATTCTTTTAATTGTGCACTCTTTACATTCATATGAATAAGAGGATGGAACTGCCCCTCTATTTTTTCTTGTTCTATAAAAACCCTCTATTAAATTTTTAATTTGTCCACATGATCTACAGGTCCTATCATGTAATAATAAATGACCTAATTTAATTTGCTTATCAATCTCCACTATCTATATTCCCACATATATGATCTATCACCATACTCATCTGTATTCCAATCTGGAGGACCATCTTTTAATCTATCTAAACTAACTGATCCCCTTTGATCTATCTTCCATGTATCACCTGCATCATCAACAAAACTATCATCATCCAACCCATCCATGATAAATCCAAATGGTGACATATCTTGCTCTATTTGATTTTTTTGTTCTTCATACAATCTCTTTCTAACATCTTGATCAGTGAGTTCCTTAAAATAATCTTGTGCCACTATCCATGCATATATTACAAGACACATAGCAAGATCATCATTACATCCCTCCTCTGCTTCAAATGAATTATGCTTTTGAATAAATGTTGTTAATTCACTAAGTATTTCATAATCTTTAAATATTAATTTATCTTCCTCAATCATTGTTTTAAGATTAAGGGCACCTACTTTTTTAACTGTCTTTGACATCTTGACACCCAGTTGTGTCTTTTTACCAGAAAAACCTTGCCCTACAATTTGACCTGCTCTACCACGCATAGAACACATCAATAAATTTTCATACTCTAAATCATAATTTAGTGTGGCAGCTACTTGATCACCAACATCATTTACCTCACATAATATAAATGCCTCATTGTAATTTTTTGCCACCTCATATATTATATTTGGAAATAGCATAGGTTTTATTTCATTGTTTCTATACTTGGCAACAACCCTATGTGGAAATTCAGAGATATCAGTTACTACAAACGCAGAATAATCTCCACCAACTCCTCTAGCAACATCAACAGTTATAAGATAATCATGTTTTTTAATTGATCTTTCATAAACATCTAGTCCTGCACTTGTTGTGGTTGGTGTTTCATAGATTAATGATCTAAGTTTTGATGGAGATATTAATGTATCAACAGATCCTAAAAATTCACATTCAAACTCAACTTTAAATTGTTGTTCAGAAGTATTAGAAATGGTGGATTCTCTCCACTTTTCATCCCTACCTGGAACCTCACTCCAATGAACATCTGTGGGAATATATTCATTTTTTCCTTGTTCAGCGTCATGCCACAACCTGTAAAAATGATTCATACCATGAGGTGTAGAGACTATGATAACCTTGGTGCTCTTACCTGATGTGATAGTGGGATAAACTGAACTAAAGAATGAATCAGCAATATGATTAGGCACAAAAGCAAATTCATCCAAGAATAGGATGTTAAATGACATACCCCTAACAGCAGATGCTGATGTAGAAGCAGCAAGAATTTTAGAACCATTTTCTAATTCTAAACTTCCTCTGTTCCATGCTATGATACCCTGTTGCATCCACTTAGGTAAATTTTCATATGCAGTTTGCAATCTACCTAAAAGTTCTCTAGCAGTTGCTGCTTTGTTAGCCAATATGCCTACATTGACACTATCATTAAAAACAACATAATGTAAGAGATAAGATACCACAGTGGTAGATTTACCAGTCTGTCTAGGCATCTTACATATATTAAATCTATTATCATGAAAGTTTTTGATTAACTTTTTTTGAAAATGATAAGGTTTAAATGGAGTCAAACCCTCATCTAGACTTACAATTTTTACATATTTTTCTGCAAAATAAATGGGATCATTTCTACATGCATAAAATTCAAGAATTTGCTCCTGAGAAAATTCTTGAGATACATTTGCTTTTTTTAAATTGGGATTGCCTAGATAAATGTTGTCCATAATAATCTCCTACATCATTTCATATTTTCCAAATTTTAAATCATGATCTCTAGTTCTTTGTTGTAATTCTATAATTTTTTCTAGTCTTTCTAATTTTTTTTCTAAATCTCTAACTTGTTCCTCCTGTGTGGAGGATAGGTGATCCTGGTTCATACTGGGAAACTTGGTAGTTATAGAGTTTAGCACCAGGATACACTTTCTCTATCTGATCCTGAACTTCTCTACGTGTGGGGGTCTTGAGCATAGGGAAGAATATCTTTAGCATGTAATTCCTTCCTCTAAATCCAAGATAAACATCTATAATGTTTCCTGTTGTAGTTTTGATTCTAGTCGCTTCTGAAATGCTTCTGTGACAAAAATCCTTATAGGAAATCATTATGATTTTACATTACTACATTGATATTTATTAAAATTATACTTGCAATGCTGTAAAAACAACCTTGAATGTGGTAGAACTTGATGATGCAGGAAATCCAAGCAATCTCAAAGCACCACTATTAATATCAGTGGAGAATGTTGCAATTCCTGTTGGTTGATTGATAGTTCCAAATTCATTCATATATGTATTTGTGCCATCATGAACTACATTTATAGTTGTCATATTATAATTAGATCCTTGAACTGCCTGTATCTGATAACTAACAGATCTATAAGTGGACGCACTAATTGACATTACAACTGCTTGTCCTGTAGCAGAAGTGGTCTTTACACCAGATTGAATATCACCAGCAATCAACTCTAGATTAGTGGCAGATACTGGTTCAAAGGTAAACTCCTCCTCTGTTGCATTATATCTTAAGAATCTACCATCACCTAGATTAGAATCATCAACATCATCTAATCCTGTGAGAGTGCTACTGCCAAGTGCTGTGCTTGCTATGCCAACCCACTTATTACCACTATAAATTAGTAATTCATTTGTTCCTGTGGTTTGATCAAAACTTACATCATCAAGATCCTTGATGAATCCAGCACCACCTCCACCAATAGTGTATAATTGTTGCTCAACTCTGTTTACAAATAGTCTATAGTTTGCTGCTAAATCCTGAAGAGTAGCAAATTTTTGATCTGTGGGAGTAAGAGGGTCATTGCCTTGTTTTTCTGAGGGGTCAGGTGCAATAGGACGATTGTTAACTATTTCCTCACTTAAATTTTTCTGTGTGCCTTTGATTTCCTCTACAATTTTATATAACTCTGATATGTTTATAGAGTGAGACTCTGCTTTTTCCCTTAATTTTTTAATGTCTTTATCATAATATTTTACCTCTGGAAGATTGGCAACTTCTTCTTTCAATCCATTAAAGTAATTTTTTATTTCTTTATTTTCATTTCTATATTTACTATTAGATTCATCTATCTTTTTTTCAATATTTTGTTTTGCCTCATTTAGTTTACTTAATATATTCTTCTTTAACAATCTATCATCATCTTTAAATTGATTTCTATATTCATATATTTTTAGTGCAGTTTCTTTTAGTTCATCATATATTTTATTCTTAGTTTCTTGCAAATAATCTTTTACTTCTTTGATCTCAACCTTTTTTTCAAAATCTTTAGTATCAAAACTTTCTGTTAGATTTTGAATATCTTGATTAAATGTATCTTTGAGAGTTCTAAGATTATCATTAACTTTATCAAAATCATCATCTATAACACTGAAAGTTTTTCCAATCCAAGAAAAATCAGGAACCTCATTTACTTCATTAACCCACTTAGGAAACTTAGGAATATTTGCTCTAACATCATCTATGCTTTCTTTTAAGGATTCTATATCATCTTCATAATATCTTACTTCAGGAACTTCTGGAATACTTTCTTTTACTTGTTCTATATGAGTAAGAAGTTCTTGTAGTTCATTATCATATGATTTTATTTCAGGTATCTCAGGTATACTCTCTTTTACATCATTGACTAAACGTAATAACTCAGGCCAAGGGGGAACTATATCTTTTACTTCTGCAAATGTTTCACCCTCAAGATTTTCTATGGTCTGAGTATCCTCCTTCACATGGTGAGTCTTACCACATTTTTTGCAAGGGTCTTGCCCACATTTACAATTACATTTTTCCTCTACAATATATTCTTCTATTGATGGTAAATCTTCTTCTTGAATTAAATCAGACAATGAGGGTAATATCTCACTTCCCACATAGTCGTCAATAGATGGCAGATTTTTATAGTCGTCAGACATGTTATGAGTATCAAAATACTTTGGGATTTCTCTCCCTATGTTTTATTTATTATCTTCTAAATTAACAGACTTCAACATCTTAGCTAAATCAGCAGTTGATCCCACAAATAAAGAATTGTTAACTGTATTTGGTCCTTTTTGTTTTCTATCCTCTTCAACATCTTTTAATTTTTTTTGTAAATCCATCAACTTATCAGTTGCATCTGAAACACTTTTTATTAATTGACCAGCAACTTCATATGCTCTAGGCATTTCACTGTCTTGAGCTAATTCAAGAATACCATCTATTGCCTCTTGTCCTTTTTCTATTATGCTATAAAGATTACCTCTTGTATATTCATAGTCTCTTTCAATGTCAGTTCTCTCATGCTTCTCTGGTTTAGTTATTCCAACCTTCTCAGGATCTGGAGGAACTATCTCTGCAGATACATTAAAAGCATCATTCAACTGATCAAAGTTTTTAGTCATTTTATGTGGTTCCACTGAATCCAAAATCATCTCCAAATTCTATGGAGTTATTATCTGTAGAAGTAATCACTTTAACTTCTGCTCCAAGAACATGTGATGCAGCAGATGTATTGTCTTGTGCTCTTCTTACTGTCAATGTGGTGCCTGATATGGATTCAACAAACATTTCTTCTTGATCAATGTAAATGTAATTGGTTGCTTCTATACCAGAGGCACTATTAACATTTATAATACCAACCTTTTCATCTATATTTTCACTTAAATTTGTAGTGACTGTATCTCCATATGCTTTAGTAGCTCTAGGTACAACACTATAAGTAACTTCTCTAACTGGAGTTGTAGTTTTAGATCCAGAAACATATCCAATAGATGCTTTTTTGATAATGTCTTTAGAAACATCTGTGCTAACAGGACCAAACATGTATGTCTTAGCAGTGAATCTCATAGTATAGATAAGTGCTCTTCTAGTGGAAAAATCACTTTCATAATCATCACTAGTAGTGATTGAGTTTAAAACAATTGGTATATCTCTTTTTTCTCCAATGGTATCAACTAAATCCACTGATACAGTATAAGCAGGTTGAAAATATGGAAGTATTTGTTCTACTATCTGAAGCATGTCATCATTTAACTTAGTGAAAACACTGAGTTCAAAATCTAAGTTATATGGAACAGGTAAAAATGTTTTTGCTATGGTGCTTTTATCACCCTTGACACCTTTTAAAAATGTTTGTGTGGTCGTAGATTTTCTAGCAGGATCATAACTTAAACCATTTAGTTCAAAAGACATTCTTGGTAATGTAATTTGAACTGGTTTGTTTAAATCTGGAACCTGCTCTAGTCTTGCTAGAAATTTTTGTGTTGGTCCATATGCCAATGGCACTTTTGTAGTGCTGACAACAGAATCATCACTATTAGTATGCTGAATATTAATATTGTTGAAGATAGAACCAAATGCTATTATGGTTCTTCTCATAATTTCGTGATAAAAATATTCAAACATTTTTTATAAACCTTTTATATTGTATTTATGGCATTCCAAAAGGATTGGTGGTAGTAAAGTCTATGATGTCATCTGCAGCAGTTTGAATGGGTGTGTTTTCTGCAAATCCATCATCAACATTTGTGCCAGAACTTATTTGATATTGATAAGTTGCTCCAGACTCACTACCAGTGATTACTTCACCATTGATAAATGAACCTGTGGCAATTGACACTTTAAGTTCTAGGGTTGAAGCATCCCATGACTTAACTCTACCTGTGCTACTGCTTGCAGCACCTGTCACCACTTCATTGAATATATAGTTCCCTTGACCACCTGTGTATGGTGCAGTTACTGTTGCAGTGGGAGCACTAGTATATCCAGAACCACCATTAGTAATTCCAATTTGAGTGACAATACCTACATTGTCACCACTACCCATGTATGCTATGGCAGTGGCTGTTGTGCCTGTTCCTGATGGGGCAGAGAAGGTGATTGTAGGTGCAGTAGAGTATCCACTACCACCAGTAAATGTGACAACTCCTAATGTTCCATCATTAATTGTGGCAGTAGCAGCAAATCCTGCTCCACCACCACCTACCACAACTATGCTTGGTGCCACTGTATATCCTGCACCTGGATTAATAATATCAATGCGTTGTATTTTAGATGATTTCACTCCATCATAGTCAACAATGTTGTCAACCATAGAAGCTATACCAACAGCAGTTATGCCCCCTGCTGGAGCAGAGGAAATAGCAACTCTAGGTAAACTAGTAAAATCTTCTCCCCTATTGGATATAGTAACAAAGGATACTCCACCATCAACTATACCAGTTGTAAGCACTGCAGCAGTTCCTGATGCCACTAGAGTGAGTGTTTCAATATAACCTGCTTTTTCTAAGTTATCATCAATATCACCTACTCCAGTATCAACAACAGAGTCCTCATATCTGAACAACTCACATCTTAATTCATATACATAATTTTTCTTTAATTGGTAGAATGGTTTTTCATGTTCTACAAATTTAATTTCAAATAATCTATCACCTAATGGAAAATAAATTAAATCTCCTTCCTTAGGTCTGGTTGCTAATTCTATATTAGGTATGTTTTTAATAAGTGGTGTAATGTAATTTTCAAATCTATCTTTAGAAATTATAAGAGTTAAATCATCTAATGGTTGCACACCAAATTTAGATAATAAAGATCCTTGACCTTCATATCCATCAAAAGTATCTACATAAGCTTCAATAGGTATTGCCTCTTGAAATTTAGATTCAATAACTTCTTGAATTACTGTATTTTTAGTAATGTATCTTCTGGGTATGTAAAAAATTTCAACTCCATAAATTTTGAGTTGCTCATTAATTAAACTTTGAACTAAATTTTGCTCACCAGAAGATCCCTGTAGGAAATAAGGATTAAGTGTCATATTATTACCCTATCATATCTAAAGGTGGAAGTTCATAAGTATTAGACATATTTTCTTTTATTTTATCTAAGTCTCTCTCAGCATCCTCATATATTTCTCTTCCATTTAACTCCACCCCACCAGGCAGTTTTACCCCTGAGAATTTCATTAAATTTTGACCCCATTGTTTTTTAATTAGTGCAGTGGCGTATGGTTTTAGAAATGAATCATTATATACTTTAGTGTAATCATCTGGATTTAATAATCTGAAACAATCTATAATTATATAATCATCAACAGTCACACTACCCCAGTCAATATCTAAGTATAACCTGTCCTGCCTCTTGTTAAATCTTATTTGTTTTTCTGTTGTTAGTAAGAAATCAATATCTTCAAGATAAGTTTTTACCATTGCGTATGATAATAATTCAGTTGATCCCCAATAGTAAATATCATTTAAAAATAATTGATATTTAACACTAAACATGTTATTAGTAACAGTGTTGCTACCATCAAAATGAAATATTTTTGTAACCCCTATCACTTCTGGTGGTATTGGTAGATAATTACTATTTTCTTCAAAACTAAATTGTGTAGTTATTCCAACTGTTGTATTTACTGTGGTGGTTGTTATACCTGCTGTGTTGTTACTACCACCTCTTGCTCTACCTCTATCAATATCCTCCTGTGTAATTTTATATTTCATATAAGTTTGATATACCCCATCAAAATGCCTCTCCTGAAAATACTGAAGGGCATCATCAATAAGATCCTCTATCTGTTCATCAGCAACATTTATTTCTAATACTGGTGCGCCTAATTTTCTTTTACAGTAATCTATTAGTTCTGTTCTAGATGCAGGTTGCGCCATTTATCTAATACTCTAGTATATTTTTATTTATGGTGCTGATGATATTCCAGGTATTACTAAAACATCTCCAGATACTATTCTAAAAATAGATGATCCAGACCCAACTAACACATCATAAACATATCTACCCTCAGGTAATGATCTAGTGGCAGTAGATCCAAGAGACAACCTAAATTCACCTGATTTAGCACTAGTAAATCCCACATTAAATGTTTTAATTGCATGAGAAGATGATCCAATTGATACACTTTTTGCTAGTTGAGATGAACCAGTGTATCCAGTAAAATCAAATGCAGTTCCTGATGTGCCAACCACTGTATAGTCAGCTATTAAATCTGCTCCAGTGTTAATTGTTAAATTAACACCATATGCAACTCCTGAACTAGGATCAAATGTAAAAGTATTTTTAGCCATTTGACAATGCTCTTAGTAAATTTTTAATTTCATTTATATCATTCTTTAGTTTGCTCAAATCACTTTCAATATTATCTATTCTTTCAGCACCCCTTTTCCTCCTGGCACGCATGGAAAGATAATTATTGTATTCACTTGAATCATTATTAATGATAGCATTTGTTCTATTGTCACGTATTAAATCAACATGACCATCTACATTTGTGTAATTCATATTATGCAAGTGCTAGGACTCTTAGATTTTTAACTCTAGGAGGTTGTGCTTGATTAGTTGCTGTTCCTATCAATTTTATACTGAAGTATCTAAAGGTTGGTAGATTATCAATTGTAAATTCATAATCTTTATATACAACTTGTTTTGATGTATATGCAATTACATCTGTCTTTGGATGTAATTTATCAGGCAATCCACTATTCTTAGATGGATCTATAATTTGTCCTGATGTTAATAAGTTATCATGTCCAGGGAATGGTTCATATATTAACTCACCATTTGGTTCTTCAGTTATAGCATAAAATGCTCTGATGTCACTAGTAACATTAATATGCCCTTCCATATGTATTTTAATAGAAGTTGCACCATTCTCTAGAGTGACTGGTGTTGATGCATATACAAATGAGTTTGGATCATTTAATAATCCCTTTACTCTATTATCAGTGGTAAAATCTGATATTGGATTATTAACCCTATTTGAAGTTAATATAACTGCAACTCTATCCAAATCAACTATTGGAGATACTGTTGGTGAAGCAGTTTCAAATGATAAATTCATTGTAAATGATTTATTATTTGGTAGATTTGGTAAAGATGTGGTCTCATTTATTCTAGATGCTATCATTCTAGGAGTTGACATGAAATTATTAGATGTCAAACTAATATTCTCAAATCCTTTATCTTGATATGGCACCTCACTACCATCAATACTAGAACCAGAAACTGTTCTAATTTGAGAAGTTATATTGGTAGTTGTTGGTGTTATATTCTGAACTATTGGAGTTACTATTTCAAATGGTATATTTTCTGTAGATTTAACTTTTGTACCACCAGAAGATTTGGTATCATTTAAATGTAAGATTGGGAAGCTAGTTCCTACAGATCTATCAACACCATTAGTTGACATATTTAATTTAATATTATAATGATCCAATCCAATAGGATCTGTAACTGTGGCATCAGCTATGTTATGATTTGTATTAATTCTTCTTAAAGAAACTCCATTCAATTCATATTTGTGTACAAAATCACCAGTGGAGTGTGTAAGTGTTTGTGTTGAATCAACTCCTCTAGTTACACCATTTAATGTATTAGCTACGACATTACTATATGAAAGTATTTCACTGCCAATTTTAACAAATCCTAGATTTGTTGTACCAACACCTACATTCTCAAATGTTGCAAATTGTGAACCATCATTCACAACTAATGAACCTGTGGATGTAGAGTCATAATCTGCCTCTAATGTTGTTGGTAATATATCAGATTTAACATTAGTTAAAGTCACTACATTTTGAGTGGAATGCATTCCATGATTTTTTTGATTAACTTTAATGTGTAATCCATCAGTATCTACTATTGGATCTCCAGATAAGAATACATTACCACCAGCAGTAAAGTTCAAAGTTGTGGTAACACCAGAACTATTAATATATTGAATTGTTTTACCAACACCTGTGGCAAATTCACCTTGAACATTATCAAGAATTAATTCATTTGGTCCTGTGATATCAGATATTGATAATTTGATATTTCTTCCAAGTGAATTAATACCTACAGATGTAATACCAACCACATCTCCAACTGAATATCCAGTTCCACCATTTGCTATTGTGGCAGCCACTGCAACTCCATTTGTAATAGTTACATTGGCAGTTCCATTTCTTCCACTACCAGTTAAAGTGCTCAATGTAACATTAGAATAAACTTGACTTCCTGATGATGGAGTGTACCCCACACCTGCATTGGTAATTGTTAAATTACCTGTTGCTGTTCCTGCTGACCCAACATAATTTCCTGTTGCATTACTGCCTTGTTGTAATATAGTATTTCCTAAATTTAATCCAGTATCAGAAACTGTTGTTCCTAATCCAACTCTAATTTTATTAGATGATAATTCTAAAGAATCCTTAATTAAAGGATTAATATCATCAGATGCAGGAAGCAATGATGGATTTACAAAATTTATATTACCAGTTTTATTCTTAAATTGAGCTCTATACAATGTATATTTAAGATCTTCAAACTGACTTGGATTCCATGTTTCACCATTTTGAGATTTAAATAAAGATCCAAGTGTTGGTTGTGAAGAAACTGTTACTTGTTCAGACTCAGGACTGTTTATTGTAGCAACATCAACTTCACCCATGCGTGAAATCCATGCTTGATAATTACTGCTTTGTGATAAGAGAACAACACAATAAGTTTGTCCAGCAGGTAAATAAACAGGTGATGGGAATTTGACTGATGTTGGAATAGTTGCATTATCTGATACTGCAACTAAATCAGAGTCTATAGTAACATCTCCAAATGGTATGACTTCATCAGTTGGTAATCCAAGTTTTACAGTTCTTAACTGAACCATTAATGGTAGAACATCATCTTTTGCAGCTATATAAACATCAACTTGTGTTACAAAAATACCATTATTATTTTCTACAAAGAAAGTTTGAGCAAGAGGATCAGTTTTGTTTTCACATACCCAATAATAATTCTCAGGATCATTATTTTGATGGAACTGATTAGCACCACCCCATTCTTGAGATGGTGATGCCTCCACAGCAGCTTTTGCTGTTCCCTCTGCAGATCCACCAATCTGCTTCTCCATGTATTCCATGACCACTGCTTGTGCTGCTGCAACAGCTTCATCATTAGTTGATTCATTATTTTCTACACTACCCAAAACAGCAAAAGCTTCTGCAGTTTCTGGATTTCTTGCTAAATCACCTTCCCAATAATCATATCCAGGACCATCAGGTTGCCTACCTAGTATATCAAGATAAGCTTGTTCAATAATATCAGGATCAGATTCTTGAGCAACAGCTCTATGTGTTCCATCTTCAGTTATTGAACCTTGAGCCTCAATCCACTCAGTATCTCTAAAAGTATTAAAATCAGATACCAGTAAATTCTGATCAGCTATTGTTTGTTCATTGATGACAGTTTCTTTTCCATATTCATTAGCAACAACTGTTTGACCATCCTCATTAGCTATGGCTATTTGACCTCCTGGTGTCAATTGGTACGTACCTGTTATTACCTCCTCTTCTCCTTCGCCATTTATTATGACAACTTCTGGAGGATCTACTTCTGGAACTACAACAGGATGATCATAATCTGTTTCAACTCCTACTATTTCAGAACTAGAAGTAGTAAATGTTTCTCCAGATATTGATTGTGTCTCTATTTGTTGTTGAGTATGTGTAGTTATATTTCTAACACTTATTATGGTTGATTGAAGTGTTTCTATTGTTCCTGTTGATTCAAATGTTTCAGTAGCATCTGTTGATACATTTCTAGGAACTTGACTATTTGTTGAACTACTTGATAATCTGAATACTTTTGATCCTGTTTCAAATTTTGGAGTTGTTATATCATTTGGATTTGGAATAAAGAATGATCCTCTTATTCCTCCAAGAGTATCAGTTTTTAATTTAAAATCAGATATTGTTGCTTGAGCACTAGATGTTTGTCCTACTAATTTTAAACCCTTTTCAACAAAACCATGAAATAGGTTTTCAGATTTATCTGCTAAACTTAAAGTGTCAACATTTAATATAGTTGTTGTTGTTGAATACTCAGCAGGTATATTTAAAGTATCACCTAGATTGGAATCAGTATCTTCAAACTCTGTTGGATTTGCAGTTATGGTATCAACCAATACTGCACCTGCATCATTTCTACTTCTATTAAATAATGGTGTTGATTGGAAATATGGATTAGTATCATATATTATAGCTGGATTATCAAAATCTCCAAATTTATGATTAGCAGTTGCTACCCTAAATCTAATTAATTCATCCCCATTAGAGTTTGTTCCAACAACAGTTTCACCAACT